GCTTGCATGGTAGGCGGGCGGTCCGTCCAGCCCCGCTCTGCTGGTAAACGGAGTGATGCCGTCTCTTGCCTGGGGCTCGGCCTCCACGTCACATCTCATCATGCTGGACACTTGGCCACACTTCGACCGTCATCTCCGGAACGAACATGGGCTTTATCCTCTTCTTCAGCCACTTCTCGACCAGCCGCCAGTCCTCCATCCCGTGAGGAGCGCTCCAGGTTGCTACGTTCAGGATCCGCCGATGATGCATGATCATCGGGCTGCCTATCTCCTGCGGTTGCAAAGTCGGTTTACCAATGACGATAAGACTGCCAGGAGATACCCCATGCACCACCATCATCGTGTACGCGAAACCAGCGTCGGGGTAGTCAGCGAGAACCTGAGCTAGGATCGCGCAGTGTTTCGGGCGATACATGTCGTCGTCATCGAGGTAGGCGATAAGATTCCCAGTGGCCAGCTCTAGTGCGCGGAGCCGCCCGAGATGCCCCCAGTGTTTCGTCTTGCTGTGCTCAGGAAGCTGCTCAAACTTTACGTCGTGAACAGGTTTCTCTTCCTTGACCCACTTCGTGATCTTGACGGCTAGTTCCGGGTCAGGCCCATCACTGACCACGACGTGTTCCACGTTCGGGTAAGTCTGCTCCTGCACCGAAGGCATGCAGCGGTAAAGAAGCATGTCATGACGATGCCATGTGGGGGTGATGACCGAGATGAGCGGCAAATCTGTCATAACGCCAGAGCCTCTCGGAGAGTGGCCGCGCACTGGGTCAAGTCAGCCTGGTGCGCCGGGCCGTAGTAGTCATGCTGGTCACCCCAGCCTGGCCTGCCTGCTACTTGAGCGTGATGGACATGGATGGGGACAACAGCGATTGTGCCGGTGCCGCGGCCGACGTCCTGCCAGAAACTATCGACGTGCGGGTTGTCGCTGCAGAACCGGCCGATAATATCGACAGCCCGTTTGCGTGCGGCGGGGAAACAGCACATCGGCGAGTGATGAGACTGCAGATCCGCGACGAGCACTGAGCCGGGCAGCTCATCGAGAACAACATCCCAGTCCTGAGTCAGCATGATGGCGTCATCATTCCAGACCAGCAGCCACTCCCCCTTTGAGCGGGCAGCGAGCTGCTGATAGTAGATGTGCAGCTCGTCGTAGCCGTATCGTCTGGAAGTCACCAGGCAGTCTGTTTCGAGAGCGCCGGCTTCAAATGCAGTGGCCGGATCGTCAAAGTCGGCGGCTACGTGAACGATGACATGCTCTGGATAGTGTGCCAGAGAGCGCAGAGAAGTTACTGACCGGCGTAGCATCTCTGGGCCTCCGCGGCTGGGGAGCAGTACGTCGATCACTGCTCCTCCACGATAAGCCAGGGATACTCGGGGAGCGGCAAGATGTTTTCTGCGGGCATTGGCTGGCGTACAGTCCAGAACCCATCCTGTGTGTTGCGGTGATAAATGTACATGTCACGGTCGATGAACACCTGACGTTTGAGCTGACCGCTCTTCCGCAGGATGGCGCACCACTGATCATCGGTGATTTCAGACCAGTCAGCCAGCAAAGCCACGTCCCGCCGGAGTGGGTTGAGATGGCTGATGTCGCGGACCAGTGCTCTCAGCAGAGGGTCGTAAGTCCAGACGTCATATTCAAGCGAGTGAATCGCCTTTATCCGGTTCTGGACATGCCGGATCGTTGTATGCGGGACCGTTCCATTGTCGGTTACCTCGAACGTCTCATTCTCAAGCATGTCTACCGTGAAGCCCACGTAATCAGGTTTCTTTTGCAGAGCCTCCATGATCGTGGCTACGTAGTCGGCCGGGATCCAGTCGTCGTCGTCTACGAAGCAGATGTAATCCGCTCGGGAGGCAACAGTCAGATCCTGCCGTTTGCCGTGGCTGAGCAGCCCGCACCGGTCCAGGTTGTCACGCACGACACGCACCCCGAACCCGGGCTGCCACTGCCGGTCAAACTCAGCCAGCAGCGCGCATAGTCTCTCGTGCCGATGCGGAATCGTGGGTATCAGCACGTCCCACGTGATCATGATTCACACCCCGGCCGGTGCCGGTACCGCCAGGCCGCGCTCCCAGCAGAACTGGTAGAACTCCGTGCCCTGATAGAGCGGGGCGCGTGGACTGATACGTCTGATGTCCCGGTTCACCCGCTTAGCGAGATAGTCCTGTAGCGCCGCGAGATCGCTTCCGACGAGCTGGCGGGAGAGCTGATAACTCTCATCCATGGGGGCTTTCTGTTCCAGAAAATGCATGTGCTCGATGATCACGTCCGGGACAAAAGTCATCCCGGTCGCTTTACCCCACGCCAGCCAGGCTAGATCCACGTACATGTGCTGGATCGATGGCGGGCCGAAGTAGCCGAGCTTTCGAACTATCTCGCTGCGCATAAATATATGGGTACAAAGAGCACCGGCTGGGCGCTGCCCATATTCCAGATCGTCACCCCAGGCGAAGTTGGTTTTCTGCAGCGCCTGCATCAGCTTTACGTCCCAGCCGACAGTGCGCGGCACGTTGTCGTCACCGAAGTGCCCGATGTACTTGTAGTCTTTCGCGCGGGGCCGGGCCATGAGGTTAATCCATTGAACGACCTTGCGCTGCAGCCCCTTCTCGACCTGATACATCGGGCCTTCGGGGTAGTCCTGCTGCGTCTCGTCGTCGTCGTCCAGACCGACGAGCAGCGTGGTGTCACCGCGGCAGGTGTCCTGCATGGCGGTCCACAGCCGGTTCATGTTGTGTGGCCGTCCTCGGCTGGGAACGACCACTAGAAGATCACGCATGGCTGCGCAGCGATGGCTGACTCATGAAAATTGGCTGCGGCTCAAACAGTATCATAAAAAATTCTTTCATAATTACTCCTTAACGGCCGTAAGCATGATCCGGTCCAGGCCACCCTCCGGGTTTTCTGGCCCTACGGCCATAGATGGCCCGGCAACCAGATCAGACACATAGTCGTACTGCCGATAGATTATCCCGAAGCCAGCATCGCGTACTGCCTGCAGCAGTTCATTCTTCGCAAGCCAGAACGACCGGGGATTCCCGTTCGAGCCCCACAGATCCTGCTGACCCGGGAAGTCGTCATACCACCATCCATGACGACCTTCATGCTGGGCGTCACACGAAACCGCGTAGTGAGTTTGGATGATCGCTACTTTTCTGGTCACCTGTCCGAGCATGGTCAGGAAGGCGGACGGGAAGTTGAGGTGATAGAGAAGCCCGGCGCAGAACACGGCATCGAACTTCCCATAACGGGCCAGACCCCGGGCGTCTTCCTGAACGAAGCGCATGTTGGAGAGATCAACGTTCTTCGCTACCAGTTCGCATTTGGCGAAGTTGACGTCCTTGGCCTCTATCCCGAGCACGTCGTAGCCAGCTCGGGCGAACTCCACTGCGTACCCGCCCTCGTAGCAGCCCAGATCCGCAACGGTACCCCCGTCTGGCAGCAGCAGCCGCAGCGTGCGCAGCGCAGCCTGGCAGATCCCCGTGTCCGCTAGTACCGGCAGGCTCGGTACTGTCTGACGGCCGTCATCCAGGATGATGTTGTGGCCCTTAAACTCCACGGTGGCCAGCTGTTTCATCCCCGGAACCGCTCGTTCGCTTCCTGAATTGACTCCAGAAATTCCGGCTCATAGCCCGCACCGGAGGCAGCGCGGATAATCGCGCTGAGATCCTTCGGCCAGCATGCCCCTGAGAATCCGGGCTCGAACCCGTCCATGTACGTGTAGGCCGATGAGACCCGGAAGTCTGCGGTCCATGCTCTCCGGACGTTCTCCCAGTCCACCCCCATCGTCTTCGCAATCTGTGCCATCTCGCTGACGAAGGTGACCCGGGCCGCCCAGTACAGGTTCGCGGTGTACTTGGCGAGTTCAGCTTCCATCGCGGTGCATTCATGCACGTATGACTGACGGCGCCGCCCGTAGGCGTGCAGCAGCAGATGACGGAACCCAGGACGATCCGGATCTTTCCCGCCGAGTATCGTGTAGGGCACGTCAGCGCTGGCTGGCCAGCTGCCACCTTTGCGTTCATGCAGAAACTCGGGGCAGAAACAGACCGCTGAACCTCGCTGCTCACGCAGCTCATCTGTGGTCCCCGGCGGGACAGTAGAACGCAGCAAGACGGGGAGCCCCGCCGGGAGCGTCGCTATCGCCCCGCGCAACTGGGAGAGATCAGCACTGCCATCCGGCAGCGGCGGGGTCCCCACGCAGATGATGGCACACTCACAGTCCGCTATCTGCTTCACCGGGTACTTGCTGTCCTGCGCGGGGTCGTAGGTGACCAGATCGTGCATGTCGAACAGCTGAGCCTGAGCCCGGCCCACGACCCCCATCCCGATGATCGCCAGTTTCATAGCAGCTTGTCCTCATCGCTGAGACGGAAGGTGTCGCTCTCATAGTTTGCACCTGAACGCGGGCCCCGGGTGAAAACCAGAACCACCGTGTCTTCGAGCGCCTTCCACGCATGCGGGACACCCGGGGGTTCACAGATAAGCGCCCCGGGGCCACACGGATGAGTCTGCGGAATTCCGTCAAGCTGGCTGGCGACCAGCAGATTCCCCGACACCACATAGGTCCATTGGGTGGTGTGCTGATGCACGTGGTTGCCGCGTACCGCACCCTTGACGGTGCAGATCTCGGTCACCGAATCGACGGGCCCAAGCAGATCCTGAATGGTTCCACGGCTGTCTTCAAAACGATCAGTCACTCTATTACCTTTGGCTCAGGCAACGGGACTATGAAGCGCCCGCGATACCCGGCGCTCCGCAGCTTGGGGACAAGCGTAGCAGCGATGTGCCAGGAAAACAGCAGAGCATACGACGGCTGGTCAAGCAGCAGCCGTCCTTCGTTGACCACCGGGATGTTGGTCCCGGGCATCCGCGTGCCGATCTTCTCGCTGCCCGCCACCTCACACACACAGTCGATGTACGGGGCCAGGTTCGCGAAGTGCAGCAGCGGGGTAGCGCGGGTCGCTGCGCCGATCCCGTAAACCGGGCCTTCCGCGGCGCATCCTTTGACTAGTTCTTCCAGCCGGCTAGCTACAGCTTCAGCGCGCAGCCGCAGATCAGGCTTCGCATGGCCGCCGATTACTCGGAAGGAGCCGCCGTGAGTGCCTACCGGGATGCTGCTCTGGACGAAGAACCCATGCATCTCCAGTAGCCGGGATAGTGTCGCCGGAGACCAGTACCGCAGATGCTCGTGGTACACCGTGTCGATCTGCAGGCCGTTGACGACGCTAGCCAGGTCGTGATTCTCGGTCAGGAAGACACCATCATCACTCAGGAGAAGCTTGACGCCGTTGATGAAGTCATGCGGGTCGGGCACGTGGGCGAGCACGTTGCAGGCGGTGATCAGCGAGGCCGGGCCATGTGTCTCGCGGATGATCTCGGCTAGTTCTCTGGTGAAGAACTTCCGGTACACCGTCGCGTTCTTGATCTTGGCTGCCTGGCTGGTCGGCTCAACCGCGATCCTGCGCTGCCCTCCATGCATGAACGAAAGAAAAGTCCCGTCATTCGCGCCGACGTCAACCACAAGCGAGCCTGGCTTAAGACGCTCCGACCACTCCTGAGCGAGTCCCTCGTAGTGATCACGCAGCGGCCGGCTGTTACCCGTCGAGTACGGATGCGCCTGGGTGAACAAATCTTTCTGGTCTACGGCCCAGCTCAGCTGAACCAGACCACAGTTGAAGCATCGCAGCAACTGCAACGGGAAAACTTCGGTGCTGCTCATCGCCTCAGCGAGCGGCTGCGGCCCAAGATCCAGGAGCAGTTCAAGATCGATATCTCTGTCCCCGCAAAGGCCGCAGAATGTGACCTTAGCCATGAGCCCGGTACCAGGCGACGGTCCGTTCGATGGCCGTCTTGAACGGTACCGAGCTGTTCCCGGCTAGTGCGCGCACCTTTGCGGTGTCCGGGAGTCTGCGTGGCGGCGAGCCTTGCGGCAGCTTACCCGGGATGATCTTGATCTCCCGCAGGTAGCAGTCTGCTACAGCTTGGGCAACGTCAGCGATAGTCCGCTCGTCTTCGACACCGAGATGGTAGATCTCGGCGCCGTGAGCTGGGCCCGACTCCTGAACGACCCGCATCTGGTTGATGCAGTCGTCCACGTAACAGAACGACCGGGTCTCCAGGCCGCTGCCCTGAATGGGGAACGGGATGATGCCCCGCGGCTTCTCACGGACCAGGATGTTCATCCGCTTGCAGAACTCGGGGATCACATGTTCCCAGCCCATGTCGGGGCCGATGATGTTATGCGGCCGGACGATCTGCAACCGGTCCAGCACCCCGGTCCGCTGCCACGCCAGGGCCATCAGCTCGCAGGTGATCTTCCCGCCTCCGTAGCTGTACCGGGGGTTCAGCGGGTCGGGGATAGTCAGCGGGATGGTCTCCGGGGTGGGGACCACGCTGGCGACCTGATACGCCTCCGACGAGGAGACAAGCATCAGCTCACCGATACCCCACTGTTCACACAGGTCGAGGACGTTAAGCATCCCGCGGACCGCGACATCAAGTACCTGCCGTGGCTCCTCGTAGAACGTCTGAGTGCCCTGCTTGTACGCCAGATGCACCACAGCGTCACAGCCCAGCGCAGCGTTCGCCAGCGCCTTGAAATCCCGGATGTCACCGTGATGCAGTTCCCCGCCACGCAGCCGGTCAGCCCGGCCCCGCGACAAATCATCGAGGACGGAGACTTCATGACCGTCATCTATCAGACGGTGAACAAGAGCGGAGCCGACAAAACCGGCTCCGCCCGTGACGAGATAACGCATGTGCGGCCCTTCCCCTTGAGTATCTCAGGAGTAAGGCTACAGGTTCAGACTTGCTTCCACACGCCCGAGTCGGCAAACTCGCCCGTCACTCTGCCGGTGTTGATGTTCGCCGGGCCAGCGTTGTCGTCCAGCTTGGTCCACCCAGGAGTTTCGCCCTCAGCCGGGTCGTACGGCTGGCCGGGGACAGACGGCGTCGAGATGATCGGTGCGCTTACGGGCTGAGCCATGACTACTCCTTAAACTTGCTTGAACGGGCCGGCCCCGCCGAATTCACCGTCGATCAGCCTGCCGGTCTTAAGATCGCAGGGGCCGTCGCTCAGCTGCTTGTACACGCCCATGTCTGCACTGTTGGTCGCGTCGTAGTAGGAAGTCTGCCAGATCTCGGTGCTCATATGAGGAGACACCGGGATCGTCTTGAACGGCGGCTTCTCAGGCTCGATCGCGTTCGGGAACGGGAAAACCGGCGGGTTCGGCGTACCCATGAAAGGGAGCGGGCCGACGATTGACTCGTCACCAGCCATCAGCTCATCTCCTTCCAAAGAGCCGACGACGGAACAGCATGCGCATCCTCGTACCCGCCGCCGCCCTGCGCACCAGACTTGACCGTGACCCGATCCCGATTTCCCGGATGCGAAACCGGGATCTGATCCCCCGGCAGCTGAGGCTGCGGAAGAACATCCGCATTAACCTCGGCGTAGTTGTTCACGCCAGGACTACCCGGCGCAGTCATCGCCAGCTGAGGATCGTCGTAGACAGTGTTCCCGCCGGACATGCTGGACGGCACAAGTACCGCCTTAGCGCCGGTACTCCCATCCCGGGTCAGATCCTGCATGAACCCCCCGATCAGGTACCCGGACCAGACCCGGACGTGTGCTTACTCGTCGCCGGGCGGCTACCCTTCAACCAGCCGCCGTACATCACGTTCCCGGCGCCGGTCTGATGCTGCCCCGAACCCGGCGTGGGAGTATTCCCCGCCACACCCGGCATGTCGTACCCGTCACCGTAGGAATGAGCATTCGCCTGAGTCCAGTCAGCCGGACCAGAAACCGAACCGGAACCCTGCTTCTGCAGGTAGCCCTGCTCCATCCCACCCGGGTCCCGCTCACCCTTGTAGAACGTGGTCCCGCTGTAAGTGACCGAATCGCTACCGGTACCGGTACCAGGAGAAACGCCCTGAGTCCCGGGGGCACCAGAACCGTCAAGCGCGACACCGGTGAAGTCCTCCCGAGACGGGTACTGACCCGGCTGGTTGGTTCCGCCAGTGTCTTCCTCGTTGCTGGGAGGGCTGGACCCGGCCGCACCTGAGCCGAAGTTCTGCTCGGGCAGGCCAAACTGGCTCCACGTAGTCGTCGGGTACTGACCCGGCTCCTCCGTGTTCTTGCCGCCGCCATACGATGCCATGTTCTCTGCCCTTCAGGAAGCTTTCTTCCAGTATGTGCCCAAGATCAGGCGTAGCCGCCAGTCGGGTCATACTTGATGACCGCAGTCGATGCCTTCCACGTACTTTTGATAGAGATAGGCGCACCGATTCCGCCGGCGATTGCGAAGTCGGGCAGAATTGCACCAAACCAGTACATGTTGGGGTCGGTCTGCGTGTTGGGGTACAGGTAGAAGTTCCGGGCGACTCCGTCGCGGGCTGCGGTGTACAGCTGCCGGGTCGCGTCGTCGTAGAACCCCGAGAAGTCACCGGATGCGTCGGGCAGGCCGGAGACGTAGATCTTGTTCGCGTCACCGAATGAGGTCACTTCCGGCTGGTCCACCGTGAAGTTGATGGTCCAGTCGGATAGGAATGCTACGGGCGAGGCGACGGCACCAGAGGCGATGCCCATGTACACCATGCCGCCCTTGCCGTGGATACGGGTCATCGTGATCCTCCCAGATCATCTGGCCGTGATGACCTCTGGGGGCCGGGCCGTGAAGCCCGGCCCCGAGAGAATCAGGTAGTAGCACCCGTGTACAGCTTGATGGCGCCGGTCTGGTCCACCAGTGCCCCGTCGCCACGGATCAGGGCGCGGAAGGCGACCAGATCCGAGCCGAACAGGAAGTCGTCGGACCGTTCGAAGCGGACCGGGCCGACGATGCGGACGAAGAACTGGCTGAAGTCACCGAAAGCGACCGCCTTGGCGCCGGTGGCGTTAGATGGCATGAACGGGTCCGCGACAAGCGGCTTGCCGAGCAGCAGGTCAGGAGACCCCAGGACCATCGACGGTTCCCAGATCGGGCGACCCTGAGTGTCCACGATCAGCCGGAACGCACCGATCGTCGCGTCCTTCGCGAGCCAGTAACAGCTCTTGGACTGACGGTAGGGGGCGATGACCGAGTATTCCAGGTTCACCAGGTCGGAGTAGCGGGGCACACCCAGCACGCCGGTTGCGCCGGTCACCGCGCCGGTAGCGGAGGTGAGCAGCCCGGTCGGCTGGCCAGCGCCAGCGCCGGTGACCAGGTCGGAACCGAACTTGTTGCCCAGAGCCCGGCCGGACTGCATGGCCAGGTAGCCGATGAGGTCCACGCCCGAGTCGTCCAGAAGTTCCCGGGCGACCTGGATCAGGATGCCGTACTTGTAGGCCGACAGGGTGACCAGGCCGAACTGCGGGTCGGACGTGCCGATGGTGCTGGTCTGGCCTGCTGAGGTGGCGACCGAATGTGCGGAGGTCTTCGGGATCTGCAGGTTCTCGCCACCGGCGGTGTTGAGAACGGTCGGGCCGGTCTGCAGAATGCCGGACACCTCGATGAGATGCGCAATCAGCTGGTCGTAGAAGTCGGTCGGGACAAGGTTCTGGCCAGACCCGGCGTTGGTGCTGACCAGTGTCCGGTACTCAGCTTCGCGCCGCATTTCCATGGCCCGACGAATCTCCGGGGCGTACATCGGGCCGCCGCGGCCTCGGGTGAGAGAGCCCTGCGAGGGGCCCAGCTCGTAAGCGTCACCGGAGGTACTGTTCCCGGGGCCCTTGCGGAGCATCCAGTTGCGAAGCTCCTCGTTGACCGCGTGGTACACGGGGTCCTTCGCGCGGTCCTTGCCTTCTTTGTCGGCGTGCAGCCGGTCGAACGCCTTGTCGGCCTCAGCGGAGCGCTGCTCGGCGTCGAGAGCGGACTTGATGCGGGTGTCAAGGTTGTCCATCTCTTCCTGAAGGACGTCCCACTTGCCCTGCTCTTCGGCGGAGAAGTTGCGGTTCTCGGTTGCTGCCGATTCGGCGAGTTCCTTGCACTGCTCCCACAGGTTGAGCCTGCGGTCGCGGAGCCTCTTGGTAACTTCGCTGGCCATAGGGGCCTCCTGAAGCCCTCGGGGGTGGATGTTGATCCCCGGCGGGCTCCAGCCAGGAGGCGGGTGGAATGCACCAGCCTTGCGGCCTAACGGAGCGGGATGGCCTACCCTGCGCTCCGCTCCTGATCGTACACGGTTTCGTCCTACTATGATGCCTATGATTAAAATCAGGAACGCTGGTCTTGCGGTCGGTACAGCCGTAGTCCTCAGCTTCGCGGAGAGGAATCTGGTTCAGGCCAGCAGGGATGGCAGGTACAAGTCCCGGTGCAGTCAGGCGGGGATGCTCTGACCGCCTACGCAATCTGCGGCAAGTGATCCAGCACTTCTATCACATCTGGGCAGAGGGAGCCTGGGCTCCTCCGGCCGAGGAACATGATCATGCGCTTGAGGAAGCGGGGTTCCCGGTAAAGCCCAAGCTGGGGGTAACCGGGGCTGTAGAAGATCGTTATGTCGTTGCCTGCTGGGCCAAGGCTCATGGCTGGGAGATAGTGGCCGAGGCCGACGAGGGCTTTGAGCAGCTGACCGTTAGCGCTATGCGCCGGTGGGCCATGTCGGGTGAGGAACCAGCTGCGGTGCTGTATGCCCACGCCAAGGGTGCTCGTACTGATCTGAACGGGGTGAATGCTCATTGGCGCCGGGAGATGACCGCCCGGGTCGTCGGAGAGTGGGAAGTCTGTGTACGGCTGCTTGAGCGCCATGACGCGGTGGGCTGCGGCTGGCGTAACGCGGCTGAGTATCCGGACGTCATCTTCACGGAGGGCTCAGGAGTTTTTTTCGGTAACTTCTGGTGGGCGACCCGGGATTATCTGCGTGCGCTGCCTGAGCCGGGGCTGCTTAACCGGTATGACGCCGAAGGATGGGTTGGTCTCGGTCACCCTGACGCGGTTGACATGATGCCCGCGTGGATTCATCACTTCGGTCCGAGCGGCGCTTCGATCGTTGCCGCGCATTAGTTAGCCGTTTCAGTTCGTTCCCTTCTGAAAATTGAAGTCGGGAGTTGACTTTGCGCTACTTTGTGATACTATTGATCTACAACGATCACTCTACGAGAGGTAACACTCAGTGGCACCCAGATCCAAAGCCCGTGAGACCCCCAGCGTGGAAGATCTCGCCAAGATGGTCGAAAGGCTTGAGAAGCAGGCCGGCGGGGACAAAAGCGACCAGGACAAGATCCGCACCATGGTGCTGGAGAACCTGAGCGCGCTCGGCGCGGCCAGCGTCGGCGAAGACGGCATTCAGTACCGCGACAACGCGATCGTCCTGCCGAAAGTCATGGAGGGTAACCTCGACTCGGCCATCGGCTTCCTCCGGGAAGTTCAGCAGGCAGAAGAGGAAGAGATCGAGTTCGGCCGGTCCTACGACTACCGGCCGTGGGACGGCGCTGCTGCGTTCCAGCGCGCCATGCAGCTCGTGTTCGGCACCAGCGGTGTCGGGAAGGCAGTCTGGACGTTCTTCGGTAAGCAACTGCCCCAGCTGATCAGCATCCCGATTGGCCACGACAAGCAGATTCAGGTCCCGTGGGGGACAGTTACGTTCGCCCCGCTGGACTGCGAGTTCGAGCTGGGCGGGATGATGAGCCCCAAGGGGCCGATCTTCCACATCAGCGTCGAGGCGCCCCGCAAGTACCGGAAGGAGATCGAGGGTTTCCTCGCCGTCGTCGCTGACGAGCTGAAGGAGCGGTCGATCTATCGGGGGCAGGCGATCAACGCCCAGCCTAACCCGGACTTCCTCGACCCGTACAAGGTCAAGAGTGAGCAGGTCGTCTACAGTCAGGAGGCGCTCACCCAGCTCACCGCGAACATCTGGACCGTGCTCGACCACTCCGAGGAGATGCGCACGCTGGGTCAGCCGCTCAAGCGCGCCGTGCTGCTCGAAGGACAGTACGGCACCGGTAAGACGATGACCGGTTCGATCACCGCGCAGCACGCGGTGGAGAACGGCTGGACGTTCATCCTGGTCCGGGCCGGCGACGACCCGTACGCGGCTCTGCAGACCGCCCAGATCTACGCCCCGGCAGTTGTCTGGATCGAAGACCTCGACGTGCTGTCTATGGATAAGGATCGCAGTCAGCTGGAGAAGCTGCTCGACGCGCTCGACGGCGTCTCGAACAAGGGCACGGAAGTCATGGCCGGGTTCACGACCAACTTCAAGCACCTGATCGACAAGGCAGTGCTGCGACCCGGCCGGATCGACGCCATGATCCATCTCGGGGAGCTGGACGCACCCGGATTCGAGCAGCTGATCCGCGCTCAGATCCCGGCACGGCTGCTGGCCAGCGACCTCGACTTCACCGAGATCACCAAGGCGTTTGCCGGGTACGTCCCAGCATTCGCCGTCGAGGCTGCGGGCCGGGCGATCCGCTACAGCATGGCCCGTAACAACGGCCAGGCTGAAGTGATCCAGACCCGTGATCTAGTGGAAGCAGCCCGGGGTCTGCGCCCGCAGTTCGATCTGCAGGCCGACGCCACCGAAGCTGCTCACGCCCGGCCGTCCATCGAGAAGATGATCATCGGGATTCTGGAGCAGTTCGAGGTGCAGGGCTTCGCCCCGCTGGCGCTCAAGAACCACGACGGTCAGGAGTAAAGAGCTGGGCCGTGCGGTGGATGCTGGGGGCTGCCGCACGGCCCGCCCAGCCGTGTGAAAGGAAAAAAGAGATTGCTTACCCTCGCACTGTTGACGATCACCCGGGGTTACCGGCTCATCCCGGCCCGGGTCCGCGGTCAGCTGCCTTACTTCGGATCTAAGCCGTCCAGCTCTGCACTCGCGCTGGCCTGGCTCAAAGCCGGAGGTGGCCTGCCCGCGTTCTGGACGGCTGTGGTCCAGGACGAGTGCCGGCTTGCGGACGGCGCTCGACGCTGGGGCTGATGGTTGACATCAACTTGGTTACCGCAGGTGAATGCGTCACCTGCGGTAAACCAGTACACCGCAACAGCTGGAAGTGCTGGGTACATGACGACTATCTACAGGTCGCCAAAGATCACGACGCGATAACGAAGTGGGACTGGTAACCGTCAGTCTTGATTGTCTTCATAAGGGTCGTGCTTGCGGCGGAGCAGCATCGCTGCGGCCTGCGGGCCGAACAGACCCTTACGCGGGCCGGGAGGCGTGTCGATCGAAGGCCGGTCAGTCCGGATGAACAGCTTCCGCAGCTCCTCATCCCGGGCCAGACCCCGTACTTCATCGACAGCCACCTGAGCCCATGACGCCAGCGACTCCAACGCGGGGGTGGTGGAACGCATCGCCACCGTCGCGTCGGGGTACCCGGGGGACAGCACCGGCGCCACGTCGATCAGCTCCACGTTGTGGAGAGTGCGGATCGGGAAGTTCCGGTCGTCCACGCCCCACTCGTCCCCACCCGGGGTGACCCGGAACGCGAACGAAGAGTGCCTGATGTCCCCCCGCTCCACCAGCTCACGAATGTCCGCGCGGGCCTCCGGCGGCTTGACCATGTAGTCCAGGCCGGTCCGGTCAGGTGACAGCTTCAGCGTGTTCGCTTCGCTGGTGCCCAGCACCATGTTGTCATCGTGGTTGAACCGGCACACCACCCCGGAGCCATCCGAGTTACGCCACCCCTGGTTACGCATGTCATCGAAACAGTTGGGGGAGACGCGCTCCACGAACCCGCCCAGGTTCTTCGATTCGCGGGGGATGAACACGGTGGCGTAACCGCCGATCCACTTCCCGTCGCTGCCCATGTC